GAGAGATGAACGCTGTGGCTGAACCGATTCACTTTGAGCTGCCCAAGCGGCCAAGGGTCAAACAGAAAGACCCACCACCCGATCAGCGCAAGGTCTGCGTGCTGCCGATCAGAGCTGTGTTTGACAAGCGCATGAGCCACGGTGCGCTCCAGGCACTGGCAGCTCTGTGCGCGTACTGCAACCGTGCAGGCATCACATGGGTCAGCCAGACCAGGCTAGCGCAAGAGCTAGGCATCAGCCAGCAAGCGGTGGCCAAGCAGTTCAAGCAGCTCAGAGAGTTGGGCTACCTGGAAACCGTACGCAAAGGATTCAAGGGCGAGCGCACCGACACCCTGCGCGTGATCTTCGATCCATCCATCACAGCGGAGCAAGCCATCACCATGACCAGCAACAAGGAGGACACCAGGCCACCGGCAATCCGAGAGGAACAAGAGCGCCAGGCCCAAGAGATTGACCGAGAGGGTCAAGCAAGGATCGCCAGGCTCATCAGCAAGGCACTCAAGCAACCACTGAAACAGGAGAAAACCATGCCCACATCAGGACAGACCAGGACGGTCAAAAAGATGAAGGAAGACATCGCCAAGACCAAACAGAAGCGGTCATCAGGTACACCAAAACCTGTGGACAACAGTGTGGACAACCATGCTCACATTCACAACCCCCAGGTTGTACATGAGGAGGCTCTCCAATTACAACCTAATCACAACCTGGAGGTTGTAGATAACACAGAAGAACACATAAGAGTAAACCTATATAAGGTTAATACTTTAAATACATTAAGAGATAACCGGTTAGTTCTGCACAACCAAACGATCAAGCAGCTGCTCGACTTCGGCATGACCGACCGGGACATCGATGACGGCCTGACAACCCTGCTGGCCATCTACGCAGCCGAGGGGATCACCCCGAAAGAGCAGCACCTGGTTGATGGATTGATGCAGATGAAGCGGGATGCTGCATGACCGAAGGCACCGCCAAGGCACCTAGATCGATCCATACGGCGCGATCACGGGCTGGTTGGCACATGGGTAGCATCACCTGCATTCAATCGCTTGTAGGCCGTTTAATCGGGTTTGTACAAGCCCCAAACGAACGTATGGGTTTTGTACAACCAGGGGGGATGCTGCGACGTGTGCCCTTGGAGCAGGCAGCGAACCATATGCGCCAGCGCTACCTGCGCGATAACGCGGGCGTTGACGGGCGCGATAAAAAGCGACCCTTCCCCCCTCCCCCTCACCGTAGCGATACGGGGGTCACCCACAATTTTTCCCCACTTTTTTAACTCAAAGGAGATATCCATGACATCAGAAAACAACCTCACATTCGGCGAGAAGGCTTGCGGAGTGACATTCAACCCAGGCGGCAATCCAGATGTGGACGCCATCAAGCGCCACTACGCTGAACTAGTTGACGGTCTACATGCCCGCCGCGAAAACGCAACCAACCCCGAGGTCAAGCGCATGTTGAGTGTGGCCATCACTGAAGCCCAGACATCCCAGATGTGGGCGGTCAAGGCGGTGACTTGGCAATTTTGAAACTTGAGTACCATTAACCAAAAGGAGCATTTGAATATGGCATACGAACTGAAACCTGGACAAGGCAAAGCCTTTGTGAACAAGACCAAGACCGAGGACTGGCATGCGCCGTACTCTGGTGAGGTTGTTTTGCCTGATGGCTCGCTGCATTACCTGGAGATCACGCCTGGCAAGACGCAGGCTGGAGAGCATTGGTTTAGGGTGAAGGTTGGCAAGCCCAAGCAAGCCAAGCCTGCTGTGGCTGCTGCGGTGGCGCAGGTGTCGGAAGACTCTGACATACCGTTCTGATGGCAAGCCGTAAGCAGCCGACGCAGATACCCAGTGTTGCTGGCTGGGGTGGCACCAGGTCGATTGAGCGCAGGCTTGAGAGATCGTCCACCTTGGCTGGCAATCGGGAGGCTGTGGCGTATGCGCTCTTGTGCATGGCCAACACGAAGATCAGCGACATCATGACTTGGGACGAATCTGGGAATGTGACGGTTAAGGCCGCGCACCAGATACCCGAGCATGCGCTGACTGCGATCAAGTCGATCAAGCAGAAGGTTGACCGGGATGGCAACTCAACGCTTGAGATCGAGCTGTATGACAAGGTCGGGGTGCTGCGCATTCTGGCCAAGGCTTCTGGCCTGCTGGACAACCCAGATGAATCTGACAAGCCATCGGTGATTGGGATCAATATCAAGTCACCGATCAGTGACATTGTTGACGTGAAGGACTGACATGACCATTGAGAAGCAACTTGTTCAGAGGGTCATCGACGTGCTGAACTTAGAACTCGACACTGACCTGTCAGACCGGGCCTGGGAAGACATCTGCGACAAAAAGCTGGAGCTGCGGCAAGAGCTGCGTCGGCTGATTGGGGATCGATCTTGCCCGCCATGCCATGGAAACTGTTTTCAAGGGCGTAACTGCCCAGCAAGGAAGTAATGAGCCGTACCAAAGAACAAAGCTCCAAGCAGATGCCCTCAACGGGGCTGAACCTGGACTTCAGCGCCAGCCCAGAGGTCTGGGCCTTTTTGCAAAGCAATGCGTTTGTGCGCGGCATGATGGGGCCGGTGGGGTCGGGTAAGTCCTACGCATGCGCTGCCGAGATCATGATGCGTGCTGTCAAGCAAAAGCCCTCGCCCATTGACGGCATCCGCTACTCGCGGTTTGCCATTGTGCGAAACAGCTACCCCATGCTCAAAACCACCACGATCAAGACCTGGATTGACCTGTTTCCAGAGTCCACGTTTGGGCCTTTACTGTGGACGCCGCCGATCACCCACCACATCAAGCTGCCCAGCCGGGGTGATGCAGCCGGCATTGACTGCGAGGTGATCTTCCTGGCCCTTGACCAACCCAAGGACGTGCGCAAGCTCCTGTCCCTTGAGCTGACGGGTGCCTGGGTGAACGAAGCCAGGGAATTACCGAAGGCTGTGATCGATGGATTGACCCACCGTGTTGGCCGTTACCCAACCAAGCGAGATGGCGGTGCGACCTGGTCAGGCATTTGGATGGATACCAACCCGATGGATGACGACCACTGGTGGTTCAAGCTGGCCGAGAAGGAAAAGCTCACCGGCCAGTTTGCCTGGAAGTTCTTCAAACAGCCTGGCGGCGTGGTGCCGGTCGATTCTGAAGACCTGCCCGAGATGCCCGAAGCCAACGATCACATTTTTGCTGCCAACAAGTGGTGGCGGGTAAACCCCAAGGCCGAGAATCTGAACAACCTGCCTGCTGGCTACTACCTGCAAATGCTGGGCGGCAAGACGCTGGACTGGATTCGCTGCTATGCCGGGGGTGAATACGTCTATGTCCAGGAAGGCAGACCCGTCTGGCCCGAGTATGACGACTCTGTCATGTCTGGCGACACCGACATTGACCCCAATGTGCCCATCCAAGTGGGCCTGGACTTCGGTTTGACCCCTGCAGCCACCATTGGCCAGCGCCTACCCAATGGCCGGTGGGTGATTCACCAGGAAATCGTCACGTTTGACATGGGCCTGGAGCGGTTTGGCACCCAGCTGCTGGCTGAACTCAATGCCCGCTACCCCAACCACCAGGTTCTGATCTGGGGTGACCCCGCCGGTATGGCCAGGGACGCCATCTATGAGGTCACAGCGTTCGATTTTCTGCGAACACTGGGGCTCAAAGCCCAGCCAACAGCGTCCAATGACTTCAAAGTGCGCCGGGAAGCGTCAGCAGCCCCCATGCAGCGCCTGGTAATGGGCAAGCCTGGCCTGATTGTCAACCGCGAGTGCAAGTTGCTGCGCAAGGCACTGGCCGGTGGCTATCACTTCAAGCGGGTTGCAGTGGGTGCCGGGCATGAGCGCTTCAAAGATGCGCCAAACAAGAACGAACACTCGCACATTGGCGACTCATTTGGCTACCTGATGCTGGGCGGTGGCGAATACAACCGAATGACCCGCACGCACCAGCTGGGAGGACGCGCTCCTGGCATGGCCACCGCTGTATTGGACTTCGATATCTTCTCATGACAGACCTGATCGACACCGTCAACGAAAAGCTGGCCTGCACCGGCTGCTATTTTGAGCCGATCACTGATTGGCACATCGAACGCCTGACCGAATATGTCAGAACGCCCTGGCCAATCGATCCGCTCGACACCATTCACTTCAACATGGAGCGCGGCCCAAGCGGTGCCCTGTACTACAACGGCAAACTGCTGGGCATCATTGGCGTGGCCGTGCTGTGGAAGGGTGTCGGTGAGGTGTGGACGATCATCGATGACAGCGTCAAGCACAAGTTCAAGCGCCAGCTGATTGTTGGGGTGCGAACTGCCCTCGATATCGCTCAGATATCTCTGTGTTTGACCCGTGTACAAGTAGCAATAGAATCGGATGCAGATTATGCAGAGAGCTGGCCGCTGGCGCTGGGTTTCACTCTTGAGGGTGTGATGCGCAACTTCGGAATGGACGGCTCAGATTACACACTATATGGGAGGATCAGACCATGCCAGCACCAATCGTCGCAGCTTTGATCGGAGCGGGTGCCACAGCCTACGCTGTCAACCGTTCTCAAAGCGCAGCCGAGAAAGCTAGATCGCAAGCAGCCGAAGCATCAGCTGCAGCAGTTGCCAACGCAGCTAAAGCACGCGAACAAGCCGCAGCAGACGCAGCAAAAGCCAGAGAACTTGCGGCATCTGAGTCAGCCGCTGCCCGTGCCGCAGCCGCTACCGAAGCCGAAAGGAATCGCGTAGCCGCAGCCGCGCAAGCTGAAGCCTCTCGCCTGGCGGCCATGACAGACGCGGAAAAAGCCAGGCTCAGCGCAGCAGATCAAGCCAAACTCACCCGTGATCAGCAGGCCGCACTGGCTGCCGAGCAAGGCAGATTGACGCAGGCTCAGATTGACGCACAGAAAACAGCCGCCGCTGGCAGTCTTGAGCAGGCACGCCTTACAGCCGCGCAACAAGCTGAAATGATGTCCAGCCTGACGGCGCAGCAAACTGCTGCCGCAGAAGCCGCCAAGGCTCAGCTCTTCCAACAGCAAAAGCAGTACGAAGAGCAAAAAACCATGATGCAAAAGCAGGCCAAAGACCAGGCAGCTGCACTTGATGCCGAGCGCCGCAAGATTGCTGAGCGCGAATCTGGACAGATGACCGCACGACGCCGCGCTGGCCGCCGCTCCTTGTTGTCCACCGCCAGGATGACACCAGAGCTTGGCCTGGCACCAGCAGCCAATGACGAAAATCAGTTGAAGACCTTGCTGGGAGCTTGACATGGCAGTCATCAAACCTGTCAACAATGTCTTTGAAGAGATCGATGGACAGCTGATCTCGCCGCTAAACGATGGCAACTCAACCCCATTTGTTCCGACTGTTGGCCAAGAAGACAAGGCGGCGGGATTTGATGAAGAGCTGGCACGGCTTGCTGCGGAAAACGATGCCAAGATCAAAGCAGAAAATGACGCAGCAGCAGCCAAGCTCAAAGCCGACGAAGCTGCCGCAGCTGCTGCCCTTAAAGCTGAGAACGACGCCGCACTGGCCAAACTCTTGGCTGACGAAGAGGCATTCAGAAAGCAGCAAGCCGATCTGGACGCGGCTGCCAAAGCTCAGCTTGATGCTCGGCTTAAAGCTGATGCCGATGCGTTTGCAAAGGCCCAGGCAGACATTGCAGCAATGATGGCTGCTGAGCAAACACGCATGGCTGCTGAAGCGGCTGCATATCAAGAGCAACAAGCCGCTGCGCAAGCCGCTGCAGATCAAGCTGCAAGAGAAGCGCAAGCAGCACAAGCAGAGATTGCCAAACAACTTGCTGAAACGCAGCGCATATCTGCAGAGATGGCTGCCAAAAGCAAGTCGGAAATGGAGGCAATGCAGCGCACTTCTGCTGCCAAGCTCGCGGGAAGCCGCAAAGCTGGCCGCTCAGCAGGTGATCGCTCATTGCTGGCAGGCTACGGCGCCGCAGATACTGGCGCGCCAACGCTTGGTGGCGGTGGAGGTTTGGGTGGCCGAGGCGGCAGCCTGGGCATATCAGGAATACTGGGAGTATGACTATGAAAATTGAAATTAGCATCGAAAAAAACGGCGAAGAAAAAGAGATGGAAGACGAAGAGCTGTCTCCAGAGAAGATTGCCGAGATGGCCAAGAAGCTCAAGAGCGCCACGCTCAGCCGCAAGGATCGTAAGCTGCTGGCCGACGCCCTGCTCAACATGGAGGACGAATCATGATGAACAAAGAAGTGTGGGACAAGCCCAGGCCCAAAGAGTTGGGAAAGCCAAAAGAGCTGTCTTCGTTGGAAAAGCGTAATGCCATGCGACGTGCAGCGAAAGCTGGCAGGCCGTACCCCAATTTGGTTGACAACATGGCTGCAGCCCGCGACAAAAAATGAGCAAGTACAAAGACCCCGAAGGCGGTCTGACCGAAGCAGGCAGGCGCAAGTTTGAATCGTCTGGCGAGAGCAAAAATCTCCAGCCAGGCGTGAAAGACAGCGCGCCAAGCGGTGAGCGTGCCAGGCGCAAGGGGTCATTCTTGACCAGGTTCTACACCAACCCAAGCGGGCCGCTGGTCAACGACAAGGGAGAACCGACCAGGCTTGCGCTGGCAGCCAATGCATGGGGTGAGTCTGTGCCCCGCACTCAGGGAGCTGCCGCACGTCTGGCCGCTAAAGGTCGCAATTTGCTTGACAAGTACAAGCTAGAAAAGGAATGACATGGAATACGCAAACAACGCCAAGGGCGGCAAGCGCTTAACGCCCGAAGAGATCATCAAGCGCCAATCGCTGGCGCAGACCAAGAAGGATGAGTTTCAGCAGCTCTACCAGGATGCCTATGAGTTCGCCCTGCCCCAGCGCCAGCTGTATGGCGTTTGGGAAGGCGGCGCTGTTGGCGCCAAGAAGATGCAGCGCGTCTTCGACAGTACAGCAATCAATAGCACCCAACGGTTTGCCAACAGACTGCAGTCGGTGGTGTTCCCACCGCAGCGCCGCTGGTGCCGCTTGGAGCCCGGTCTTGACATCCCAATGGATCGCAAGCCACAGGCCCAGGCCATCCTTGAGCTGTACGGCGAGAAAATGTTTGCCATCTTGCGTCAGTCCAACTTCGACATTGCCATGGGTGAGTTCTTGCTCGACCTGGCGGTGGGCACCGCCTGCATGATGGTGCAGCCAGGCGACGACGTGAACCCGATCAACTTCATCCCCGTGCCGCTGTTCCTGGTGAGCTACGAAGAAGGCGCCAATGGCCAGGTTGACAACGTCTATCGCCGCATGCGTTTGAAGGGTGAAAGCATTCAGCGCCAGTGGCCAGATGCCGACATACCGCAAGAGATGCAGCGCCGCATTGCTGACAAACCAACCGACGACATCGAGCTGCTTGAGGCCACGATCTATGACGCAACACGCGGTGACTACTGCTACCACGTCATTGACAAGGTCAGCAAAGCAGAGCTGGTCTACCGTCGCCGTAAGGTCAGCCCGTGGGTGATCTCGCGCTACATGAAGGTGGCCGGTGAAATCTACGGTCGCGGCCCGCTCATGACCGCACTGCCCGACATCAAGACACTGAACAAGACCATCGAGCTGCTGCTGAAGAACGCATCGCTTGCGGTCTCTGGCGTATACACCGCTGCCGATGACGGCGTGCTCAACCCCAACACGGTCAAGATCGTGCCAGGCGGCATTATCCCCGTTGCGCGCAATGGTGGCCCACAAGGCCCATCGCTCATGGCCCTGCCCCGTTCTGGCGACTTCAATGTGTCGCAGCTGGTGATCAACGATCTGCGTGGCAACGTCAAGCGCATCTTGCTGGACGAATCCCTGCCCCCAGAGAACATGAGCGCCAGGTCTGCCACCGAGATTGTCGAGCGCATGAAGGAGCTGTCTCAGAACCTGGGCAGCGCGTTTGGCCGACTGATCAACGAAACCATGATCCCCGTGGTCACCAAGATTTTGGAAGTCATGGACGAGCGCGGCATGATCGATCTGCCTTTGCGGGTCAACGGCCTGGAGGTCAAGGTGTCTCCAACCTCGCCGCTAGCCAACGCCCAAGCCATGGACGAAGTCAACGCGGCGCTGCAGTTTGCCCAGATCACCCAGCAAATGGGTGCCGAAGGTCAGGTGGCCGTCAAGTTTGGCGACATGATCGACTACCTGGGCGACAAGCTGGGTGTGCCTGCTTCGCTTCGCAACAGCGCCGCAGAGCGTGCGTTTGCCATTGAGCAGCAGCAAGCTCAACAGGCTCAAGCCATGGCGGCTCAAATGGCCATGCAGCAGCAGGGTATGGCACCGCCTGGCCTGCCTGCACCGCAGGGAGCGCCAGCATGAGCTGGGACGAGCTCGACGCCATCGGCCAGGTCGATATCCGCGAAGCCAACCAGCAGCGCGATGACCTGGCGCGCCTAACACTTCGCGTGTTTTCAACCGAGGACGGCAACAAGTTGCTGACCTGGTTGCGCGACATGTATGTGAATGTGCCCATCGCCGTGCCGGGCACAGACCCGTCCCATGCGTTCTTTGCTGAAGGGCAAAGAAACGTGGTTCGGGACATCGAGGCGCGGATCAATCAAGCAAGGAAACTATGACGACCGAAACCGAAACCAATGTCGAGCCCAGTTCTGGCCTACTCGACAGCGTGCAGGTGGCAGACGAAAGCAAGACAGAGAACCCGCAAGCTGTTGAGATCGACCACAAAACGACCACAGCAATTGACTTGGCACCAGGCACCATTCCTGGCACGCCAAAAGAACGCCCGGATTGGTTGCCAGAGAACTTCTGGAACCAGGACAAAGGCGAAGCCAACATGGAGGCCATGGCCAAGTCCTATGCTGACTTGCGCAAGGTGGTCAGCCAGGGCAAACACAAAGCCCCAGAGGGCGGCAAATACGACACTGCAGCGCTTGGCGTGAAGGACATCGAGGCCGATCCACTGGCAAAGCAATACGTTGGCTGGGCGCAGAAGTACGGCATCAGCCAGGTGGCATTTGATGAGCTGGCGCAAAACGTCAATCAGATGGCTGCTGAGATGGCTGGCCCGCCCATTGACACACAAGCTGAGATGAAGTCTCTCGGCCCCAACGCCAACGCCGTGGTCAACGGCATGGTGGACTGGGCACGCGGCCTGGTCAACAAGGGCGTGTGGAGCAAGGACGACTTTGAAGAGTTCAAGATCATGGGCGGCACAGCTCGCGGTCTAAGCGCTTTAATGAAGGTGCGCTCTGCCTATGAGGGCCGGGTGCCAATTGAGGTTTCACCAATGGAAGGCGCTCCCAGCAAGGAAGAGCTGTACCAGATGGTCAACGATCCCAAGTACAAAACCGATGCTGCTTACCGCCAGAAGGTGGAGCGGATGTTCCAGCAGCACATTTCCTGATCTCCTTGAGGTTGCCATTTTGACCCAGCTTCGGCTGGGTTTTTTTTATTTGTCAAGCACCATTTGCATTTTGTACAAATACTCATACAATCGCGCCCAAGGCATACCAGGCAACTGGCCCTTACCGCAGTGGATGCTGACGATTGGCTGCCGTAAACAGCAAGCATTCGGCCCAGGCAACTGGATAACCGGCGCGAGAACCAAACCGTTTTTTTAAACAACCGAGGAAAATATCATGA